CGCTTCGGGCATGGTTGACGCCTATATCTGGTGCGGTAGCTTATGGCGGCCCCGCGTCGCCTGGCCGGTTCTCCGGCATATTACGCCGACTTGCTGCGTAAAGCATCGGGCGAAATTGTACGCTATTTGCAAAAACTTGTTGACGTAGATAAATTATTTATCTATACTGGCTTCACTTACTCAACGAACCGGAGCAACCGAAATGCAAGTCACCTACACCGTAAAGAACTACGCCGGCAACAACGAAGACCGTAGCATGATCATGGACATGGATAAGGTTTGCGAAAACCTCAAGTCTGCAGGCTGCAAGCTTAACCTTGAGAAATTGCAAGAAGCTGTTTCTTACGGATTCGCGGTAGTTATTGACGAATTTCAAATAGAAATCCGGCTTGTCAAATAACCCAAGAGCCCCGCAAGGGGCTTTTTGTTATCCGCGACCCATGGCTTTGTTAAGAGCCTCTTGGGTAATCTTCAACTTGTTGAACAACGGGAACAGGCGGCGCAACGCTTGGGTCGTGGCATCGACTTGGTCGTCATTGGCGCCAGCCGGGAAGGCGGTAAGTTCCCCGACCAGTTCTTTGACCTTGCCGTCGCCGCGGAATAAATGGTCGCTCCAATCCGGGTGCGGAAGCCACACGTTACCCGCTTCCCAATAGCTGGTTACGGCGTGCGCCCGTGCCAGCTTGGAGCCGTCCGGTTCAATCGGGATGATGCCCGAAACGGAGCCCTTTAGGGTGTCGATAACCGCCGGCCCGTTGGCCTTGTCTTCTATCAGAATTTCCCGGACCTTGGGCCATTCGTTCTTTAGCTTGATGACTTCCCCGACGGTCTTGGTAAAGGACATGCGGGCGCGAACCTGGCCCAGCAAGTAGGCATTGGCGCCAGCCTTGCCCCATACCTGGCCGACGACAAAGTCCGTGCCGTCCGTGTCCTTAAAGGTGCAATCCCAGGAAGCCAAGACCTTGTCGAATTTGGCCGGCAAGTCCTTGGGGAAGTAGTAGCGCAAACCGCTTTCCTTGAAGACGTTGCCACCCAGCGCCCGCGGGCATTGCTGGTACATGGCCGCCCACCAGTAGTCGCTAAACAGGCTTTTGACTTCTTGCAGGAATGCCAGGCTTTTGAGTTCCGGGACCAGCGGGCCGCGGGGCAAGTTCGGGTTATAGCCAACTTCCCCGGGTTCATTGATGGCCGGGAAGCGCAAGACGGTAAGCCGCGGGTCGCCGGCAAAGTGTTTGCAAATCCGGGCGGGCAAATCGTCTTCCGCCCATGACGTTGCCATGATGATTTGCCCGGAGTTTTCCGATAACCGCGTCGTGAAAACGGTTTGATACCAGTTCCAATGCCCTTCCTTGACCGTTGGTGACAAGGCTTCCTTTTCGTTCTTCACCGGGTCGTCAATGATGCCGATATCGACCGGGCGTCCCGTCAGGCCAGCACCCACACCGACGCCAAGATAGCCGCCCGCCCCGCCTGGCGCCGTAAATTCTCCCGTGCGGTTGACGTCATAGCGGCGTTTCTCCGCGGGCTGGGGGAATAGCCGCCGATGCTTGTCGTCGGCCAGGTTGCGCCGCACGTCTTGGGCCATGGCGTTTGCCAGTTCGTCCGAATAGGACGCGGCGCCGACCCGCCAATCCGGGAAGCGCCCCAGGATATAGGCCGGCAATTTGCGGCTCACAATCTCCGACTTACCGTGCTGGGGCGGGGCCTGCAAAATCAGAATGGGCCGCTTGCCCGCTTGCATGTCATCAAGGAACAGGTCGAGGGCAGCGCAAACCGCGGCACTAAAGCCGCTTTGTTTGTACTTCGGGTTCGTGAAGAGGATATAGGCAGCCAGTTGGCGCCGGGCATCCCTACGCCTCAACAGTTCGGCGGCGGCCTCACGCTTCGTCGGGAGCATCGGTCGCCCTGAGAATCGCGGCCAGTTGGGCGTCGGTCAAGTCGTCCGCCGTTAAATTCGCCATGGGAATGGGGCCGCCGCCGGGGCCGCTGAATTCCTTTTTATCGACCAGCATGCCCAGGTATCGGGCCAAGTTGGCGACCGCGGCGTCCTTGTCCCGCATGTGAATCTTGATGCCGTTGCGGGTCCGTTCGGCGCCAGCATAAAGCACCTTTGCCGGCCCGCGTAGCTTCCGGGTATCCGCGACGTGGACGTCTTCAATCCCCAGGCCGCCGCATTCGGGGCAATCGGAGTTTGGCGCCGCGTTCGGGTTGAACCCAAAGCCGCCCATGCCGTCGGGAGCGGGCTTCCCGGAATCCACAGCCCGGTCGACGGCGGCGCTGTACTCCGCTTCCGTCCACTGGTATTGATGCCCGTAACCATGGCAATGCCGGCAACAGGTCCGTCGAACTTGAACAATAGCGTTCGGGTCGGCTTGGGCAATTTTAGCCCATTGGCCGACGACCCATTCCGGGGTGATGCTGGCGGCGACTGCGCATTCTTCCATCCGTTCCGCAATCGCGGCCTTTATTTCAGGTTTCTTCAAGTTCTCATGGCCGATTTGCCCAGCGGTATTTTCTGAGTATCCAGCGCGTATGGCGGCCTGCGTCGCGTTTTCATCGACGCAATACTCGTTCACGAATCGGCGTTGTTTAGGTGTAAGGCTCATAGTGTCTTAATTCTAGCCCTTGGCGGCCACAATTGCAACCACAACGGGGCGTCGCTCTTGGTTTGGTGCCCTTTACCCTGTTACCCCATTGGCTAAAATTACGGGGTGGGTACTCTAACCCTTTGATTCTATTACTCTATTTTATATAATACCCCTATACCCCGTAATAATAGAACGCTGTACACCTTAGACCATCTTACATTACAGTAAGGTTATTATAATAATCATATCTTACGTTAAGATGGTCTACAGTGCCGTAGGATTGCAAGCGTGCGGGGAATGCGACCCGGGGTTCTTACTTTCGCCGGGGGTTATGTCTTACTTGCGGCGGCGGGTAAGATGCGCTAAAATCATAACGTCAATTTTAGGAGCGTAAACCATGCAAAATTACACCAGCCGGGCCGACGCGAAGGTAAGAGGCCAAAGCCAATATTTTACGGGGATTCCCTGCAAGAACGGCCATTTAACCTATAGGTACACTTCTAGCGGTTCTTGTAGCGGTTGCATCCGGGCGCACAATCGGCCGTCGAGTGACCAAGCGACCGTCGAACGCAAGGAAGCAAAGGCGCTTTTGGTGCAAGTTCGCTTGCGTTGCTATGAGGTTGACCGGGACGCCCTGGCGGCGGCCGTGTGGTCCTTCGCCGTCATGCGTAACCCGGTTATCACGCTGGGGGACGTCGACCCGCGTTTGCTACCCCAAGACAAGACCGCGGGCACGGGACTTTATGCGTTCTATTGCCATTCGGAAGACGTGCCCCAAGTCCGCCAACTGGCCGACGGCATGCTCAACGGCCACAGTATCGACGCGAACGCTGGCAGGGCCAAAGCCATTGCAGCGGCCCAACGTTACGTCGAAGCGGATACGACGCCCCCTATGTCCTTCAAGTAGCCGCGGGAGCCCTTGGCGGGGCTCCGTGTGGCATTCGGGCTGGTCAGCCTATCCAATAGGTAATGCGCTCTTTGCCGGCCGATTCGTAGCGGGTGACGTTGATCGGTACACGGGCGCCGCGTTCCTCAAGTTTCGGGATGATGTAGTCGGCCACAATGCGGGCAGCTTCGGCCCGGCTCAAGCGCACATAGCCGCCAGCGCAACCAATGAACGCTTTGTCGTCTTCCCCTTCAATTGGGGCGTCGTTGCGGACGTGCAGGCAAAAGGAAGTGCCGGCCTTGGCGTTCTTTACGAACTTAACGGCATCGGCGGTCTTGAATAGTTGGCTCATGGTTTGCGCTCCGGTTGTTTGTGTTGACGCCCTAGATATTAGATAAATAATTTACCTATGTCAACAAGAAAAAGCCCGCACTCGGCGGGCCTATAAATTGCGCTTGGTTATTTAGGATTCCGCCGGGGCTTCCTCTTCGACCACGGTAGCCGGCCAGACGTTGTAATGGGCTTCAACCAGCACCAGCGCGGCCCGGTATTCAACGGCATGCACGTTGTCGCCGTGTTCCCCTTGCAGCTTGTCCCGGAACTCTTCCACGGTGCCAAAGAAGCAACCGGCACGAAGGTAAACGCCCTTTTCCGTGAGGAATGCCGTCAAAATGTCTTGCCGAGAACCGATCGGGCCGACCGCGAAATAGGGACGGTCGCCCGTCAGTTTACCCGCGCCGTAAAGGTCCGCGCCGTAAAGGT